AACTTCTAACAGCATTACCATCAGGATTTTCTAATCTAAGAAAATAAGTAGCATCTGTTGAAATTGTAAATGCAGCACTAACACTTGTTGCACTATTAAATGTAACTGTGTCTGCTTGTACTATTGCACCATTTGTTGCAACTGCTTCTACGTTAGCACCATTAACAAAATTAGTTCCTGTAATTGTTATTGATGTTTGTGTATTTTCAATAACTGTTGGACTGATGCTAGAGATTGTAGGTTTTGTTTCACCAACTGTAACAGATCCACCAAGATTAACAGCAGAACCATTTATCGTAATTGATTCGTTTGCTATCTTTGCATTAGTTACTGCATCATCATCAATCTGTGTAGTGCCTATTGAACTATTTGTGCCTGATACAAAGTTTGCTAAATCTCTTGCTTTAGTCATATTTTTTTACCTCGCTGTACATGGTACGTTGTTACTTCCTACTAATGGTGCCTCTGCAAAAGCCATGTAGATATATGCATTTGAGTTTTGATAAGCCCCATTATTTCTTAATTTAAAACCATTTGAAAGAAAATCCATTGGATTACTTGCTTGGTCCACTTCAGCATCATTGGTATTAGCATATAACCATTTATCGTTAGGATTTGGTCCACCTGATGAAGACCTTTTATTATCTTGTATAGTCCAAAAACGACTAGCTGTATTATATGATTTAATCATTACAAAAGCAGGTTTAAATCCTGTGTAAATAAAAAGACCATCAGTATTTCCATTTCCTTCATATGAGCCAAATTTTGAAAATCCTTTTTTCTCTGCGAAGCAGTAAGCTATATAATCGCTACCACCAAATTGTGAACCTACACTAAAAACAGACGAAGTTGGTGTTGTATTATTCCAAGCATTAGCATCAGTAGTTGATGCAGTAGTTTGATTTAATCTTACATATTTTGTATTACCTATATCTTTATGATAAACAAATCTATCTTGTGCACCATCTATTCGAAATGAAATTATCATTTCAGGAACAGCACCTAATCCATGTCCTACAGTTGCATTACCACCTGATGGTGTCCATTTAACTATCGAAAATCCAGCAGTAGTATTTGCTGAAACTGTTGAACTATCGCTTCCATCTGTATTAGATGAACCAGCACCATTAGCTAACCAATTCCAAGAAACTAAATTATCAGAAGAACCATTAACATTGTCATTTGAACCTAAAGTAAAACCATCACTATCTAGTGTTGTAATTCTATTTGTATCTGTAAATTCTGCACCAGTATTATCTGTTGCAAGTATTTTACCAGCACCTCTTACGGCATCATTTATTTGATGTGACCTAGCTAAACCTCTTGACTTAATCCATACCCAATCAGGTTGAAAGCCAACTCCTGTGATAGCATTAGTTGAACCATTACCTGTATAAAGTTTAGTATTAAAATAATCTGTAGATTTATTTATAGTTGTATAAGCCATTATAAGTTTAATCCTTTAGTTGAAAGAGCTGTAAAACCATTTGGTACATCATACTCAAATTTACCATTACCTGATGCGTTAGTTCCTTCGGAAGATATTTGTGTTGTTCCAAAGAAGCCGTTGCCGAAGTTACATTGTACTGATGGAGTTGAAGATGCCTCATCACCAAGAGCAAAATGATAAACTCCTGTTGTTGTAGAAGATGGAGCAGTTATTGAAAAACCACCTGTGCCACTAGATGGATTAGCTGAATTTTGCCAACTTCCATTTACAGAAAAATATAATTTATTATTATCTAAATCCATAGCAACACCTAAAATATCATTAGTAGATAATCCAGTTCCGTATGTAGTATTACTTGTTTGATTTGTTATTATATTTCCATTTAAACCATAATAAGCGTAATCATATTGATTGTGACCTATATATGCTGATGCTACACCAGCACTAATGCCTATTCCAATTTGATTTGCATTTGCTGTAGTTTTAAATTCAGCATAATATTTTCCACTTGATGAAGCTATAGTTGAACAAGTAAAAGGAAAGTTAGTTGAACCAGCAGTAAATGTATTATTTCCATTAGCAAAAGTAAAACCAGTTAACATAGTTCCTTTGTGTAATGGATTTAATGTAGCAAAAACATCACTAGGACAATCTTCAGTTTGAGTTACTGTTCCTGACGCTGTAAAATTATTTGTGTTACCACTACTGTCTAAACCAATAGTGCCTGAGTTTTCATATTTAAGATGAACTCCAGCATTTCCAAAAGATGAAATAGTTGGTTGTGTGTTTGGTTTCCATTCACCAGTTGTACTGTCAGTTTCACCAAATTCAGTATAAGCAATTAATGAACCATCAATGTAATAAGTATCAGCTAAATAACCATTTAACCAAGTCGCATAGGCTTCACCTCTAGTTCCAAGATTTAATTTTGTACCACTACCATCAAAAACATTTACATTTACGTTTTGATTATAACTCCAAGTATAAGAGGAAAATGTTTGAGCAGAACCATTAACCCATAATTTAAATGCATCAGATGAACTTGATTGTGTTGTATCAGAATGAATAACAATATGATACCAAGCATTAGTATCTCTAAACACCATATTGCTATAAATAGTTGCTTTTACAGCTCCTGATTCTACAGCATAAAGTCTTAATTGTCTTGTAGCACTATCAATTAAAATTTGGTATCTTTCACTACTTGATTTGTACCACTCTACAATTCCATTATCTGCTGACGTTGAAGCATCAGACATTTTTAACCAAGTTGAAAAAGTAAATTTCTTTTCGCTAGTTGGTACTGGTGAGTTTCTATATAAATATGATGCCATTAGTTGAATAATCCTCCGTTATTTAAGCCAAATGAGCTTGTTAGTGTAAATACTCTATCTGCAGTTTGATTTTCTGCATCTGTTGCTCTTAATGTAAAAGTATAAGTTGTTGGTGTTGTACTTGCTCCACCAAAATCGGTTGTAGTAATAACACCTGTTGTTGAATTTAAAACACAATTAGCTTGACCTGCATCTGTAAGTACAGAAGTAGTTTCAGAATATGTTATTGCACTATCAGATGTAGCTGCAACTGTTGCAACTGTTCCTGAAAAATCACCAGCTACTGTTCCTAAAGAACCTGCTGCTGTAGTCCAAGTTGGAGCTGTAGATGCTGTAATAATAGCACTTGTACTTCTTCCTGCATTACCATCATTATTTTCTACTCTAACATAATAAGAGCCACTTGCTATATTAGTTGTAACTGATAAACTTGTAGAACTTGTAAATGATACAGCACCAGCTCTTGTAATAGCTCCTGTATCTGATTTAATAAATTCTACTATAGGTATAGATACAAAACCTGTACCTGTAATATTAAATGTAACATTAGTACTAGGGGCAATAGTTTGAGATACATTTGCAACTGTTGGTTTAGCTTCTACTGCATCAACCCAAGTTAATTGATTTGAGTTTGTTCCATTAGTAGCTAAAACTTGACCATTTACTCCAACGCTTGTAGGTAAAATTAAATTGTAACTTTGTCCTGCTGCATGAGCTGGAGATTGAATTGAAACTCCATGAGTATTTTGTGAGCAGTTTAAAATAATTTTTCCATCTGCTGAAGCACCATCACCTTTAACTTCTAAACCAGGTGTAAATTCTGTTTTAGGATTAGTTACAGCATCACTAGAAATTTTAGAAGATGATACAATACCATCTGCTAAATCATTTGATGTTAAAGCTGTTGCTGCAGGTGTCTTACCAACATATGCCATATATATTATTCCTTAAAATTATGCTGAGATAGTATCTACAACACTTGTAATTACATCAACGGAAGTAGCTGCTGAAGCATAAGCCTTAACTGCATCTCCTGTTTGTAAAACAACTTTAGAACCACCATCAATTAATTCTAAAGAACCACCACTTGGTATTGGTGCATCTTTAATTATATGATAAGTTGTGGAACTATTTTCTACATATACAGTTACATTCACAGATGTACCTGAAGTATTAGAACATCTAATACCAATAATTGCATCATCAGAATCTGCTGCTGCTCTTAGTGTAGTAGGTGAACCTGAACTGTTTGATATGTTTTGTTGTAAATATCTTTCGAAATCTTGTGCCATAGATTATCCTAATTATACCCTTTTTTTATAGTATTGTCAACAAAAACTAAAGAGCAATTGCCATTGCAACAGCAAAACCATTACTAGCTTTAGCATCTATTTGTGTTTGAATACCACTTGTTACTCCGTTTAAATAACCAAATTCAGTATTATCTACTGTGCCATCATGTATTAGATTAGCATTTAATCTATTACTAGCATCTATTGTAGCTTGTTTACTGTCTATTTGAGTTTGAATAGCTGAAGTTACACCATTCAAATATTGAAATTCTGTATTAGATATACTACCATTTGCTATCTTAGTAGCATCAATTGCTGCACTTGAATTAATATCAGCGTTAACAATTGTATCATTTGCTATTTTAGCTGAAGTAACTGCTCCTGTTCCAATAGTAGCAACGCCTGTATCAGCTATTGTTAAGTCTCCTGATACTATATTATCAATCCATTTAGATGTAGTTGTATCATAAAATAATACTGCACCATCTGCAGGTGATGTAATATTTACATCTGTTAATTCTGATAATTCATTTGCTGTAGAAACTTGAGAATCAACATAAGTTTTAATAGCTTTTGCTGACGCTAATGTATCATCATTTGCTGAAACAGTTGTTAAGTTTGTATCAAGAACTCCTGAAGCTAAATCAGCAACTTCAAGATTAGTAATACTATTACCTGTTCCATTAGCATCAATTGTTTTATTTGTTAAAGTATCTGTTGTTGCTCTACCAACTAATGTATCAGTACTTGTTGGTAATGTTACTGTACCACTATTTGAAATTGTTGAAATAACTGGAGTAGTTAAAGTTTTATTAGTTAAAGTTTGTGTTCCAGTTAATGTAGCTACAGTAGAGTCAATTGTAATATTATTTGCATTAGCTGTAATACCTGTTCCACCAACAACATTTAATGTTACATCTCCTGATGTTCCACCACCTGTTAAACCATCTCCTGCAACAACTGAAGTAATATCTCCAGTAGGTATTGTTGCTACTTGAGCATCTACATAAGCTTTAATAGATTGTTGAGATGCAACTGCAGTATCTGAATTAGATGACATATTATCTTCATCTTTAAATGCTGTACCACTAATAGCTGTATTTAAAACTGGACTTGTTAATGTTTTATTTGTTAATGTTTGAGAACCTGTTAATGTTGCAACTGTAGAATCAATTGCAAATGTCATTGTTTGTGCAGAACCTGTAGTATCTATACCTGTTCCACCAGTTAATGTTAGTGATTGTGAATCTAAATCAATTGATTGAGAACCACCTGTATCACCTGAAAAATCTAAATCACTAGCTGTTACTTGTGCATCAACATAAGTTTTAATTGCTTTAGCACTAGCTACTGTGTCATTACTAGCTGAAACTGAATTTAAATCTGTATCTACATCTGTAATGGCTGTAGCTGAACCAATTACTAAACCATCTAAAGTTACATTACCATCAAAATATGCATCTTTAAATTGTAAAGAACTTGTACCTAAATCAATATCATTAGTTATTGTAGGTATAATAAGACCATCTTTTATTTTTAATTGTTCTACTGAAGCACTTCCAACATCTATTGAAAATTCTATTTCATCATTAGCAGTATCAATTACAATTTTATTAAGAGGACTAGTTAATCCTGCATCTCCAATTAAACCAATTACTGGACCTTCTGCTGCAGTACCATCATGTTTGTGTCCTGTTGTATTATTAAATGCTGATAAAAGTTGATTATATTCGTTATTAAATAATGATGCTGATATTGTATCGCCATCATTAATAGAACTTTGTCTAGTATATCCTGCCATGTTATCTTCTTCCTCCTGCTATAAATGAAACAAACATTCCGTTTACTGAATATGGTGCATTTGTATCATTACTAAAAAATTTAAAATTATTAGAAAAACCACTTCCTGTTACTACTACTCTTTTACTTGGTAAAGTTGTTGCTCCAAAAGTACCTGTTCCAAATAATGCTGAACCAAATAATGATGCTGAACTTAAATTACCAACTAAAAAATTACCTGGTTGTGGAACTTCAGAACTTTCAAAGTCATATCTAATTCTTAAATTTAAATCGTTTTGAATACCTTCAGGTTTAATATTTGCTTTAATTGCATATAAACTTTTTCTTAAACCATTATCACCATAGTCCATATCAGGTGTTTGAAACTCTGCTTCAACATTTGAACCATCAAAACTATTTCCAGTATCATGTTGATAAACATATCCTGATTCATCTGCATGATAAATAAATTCTGTACCTGAACTATTTAAATCTGAAGTAATAAATTTAACAGGTAGTCCTTTTGTTTCACTCCATTCAAAAGCAGGAATACCTTCTGCACTATATTTAAATGTTCCTATAATTCCTTTTTGTCCTGCATTAGCTTGTCCTGATTGATAATAAAATAATCTGTATTGACTTCGTTCTCTAATAACAGTACTTGAAATAGTATAATTACTAAAATTTCTTAATATAGTATCTATTAATGGTAAAATTTTTCTTGATATAGAACCTAATTCTACGTCATCAATTCTCGCTGTACCAGCAACTGTTCTTAATCCATCAGGTGCTAAAAAAATTAAATCTCCACCTATCTCTTGAATTGAGTTGCCACTTACACAACCAATATTTTTAGTTACTGATTTAATTATAGGAGTAGAATCAAGGTTTGTCAACTCATAAATACTATTTTTACAAAATATAATTAAGCTATTTCTAAAGACTTTTATACCAGTAACTATGTCTCCTACATCAATAGAACCTGAAGAAGCTCCTGTAAAATCATAAGGTTTTAATCTAGTACTATAATGAACAACACTAGGATGAAGTGTTTGTCCTGCTACTATAATTCTTTCAGCATATCTTTCAATTAGTGAACATCCTTCAGGAGCATCATTATTAATATCTTCATAATGATAAGTTGCATCATCATGAATAGAAAATTCACCTATTTTATTTTGTCCATCTACAAAAT